CTAAATTTTGTTGACTGCTTTGAGCAGGTCCTCCAAGGGAATATGCGTATAGCCAAGCGTCGTCTGATAACTGGTGTGTCCACCTGCTGCGGTGATCACTCCCGGCTGAATGCCGGCGGATGCCAACCGGGTAAAGTAAGTGTGCCGGCAGCAGTGGGGGTTCAGCTCACGCACTCCGATTCGCTTTATGGTATCCCAATACTTTCGATAGAAATTATCTTGGTTCATTTCAAGAAGTTTACGCTTGTTAATGTCGTAAAAGTAGCGCACAACCGGAAGGATAATATCCGCAATAGGGATGGTCCGGTCGGTGCCGGCATCAGTTTTGATTCCGCCAATCATGTATTGTTCATCCAAATAGATGTTTTCTTTCGGGATCGGCAATTCGCCAAACCGGAGGCCCGCATATATCATGATAAGGATGTATCCTGTGAAGGTATTTCCCGCTTGCCAGTCAGCCCAAAATGCTCTCAGCTCTTCTGGTTTCCAAGCATCTTTTCTCGATTTCTCATTCTCGGGCAGTTCGATATATTCTGTAGGGTTTCTGTCTACGTATCCGTGCTTGATCGCCAAAGTATAGAGGTGGGACAGCATAGTTTTCATATCTCGCGCGGGATAGAACGTACTTACTTTTTCATCGATGGTTCGCTGCATGTCCTCCAAAGTGATTTCAGAAATCTTTTTGTATCGAAGCGGTTCCAACCTTGCCCAAGCATAGCTTAGTTTGTCCTGCTGGGATTTGGAAAGAGCCGCGTATTTTTTTGTCTTCTCAAATTTTAAATAGAGGGCGTCCAACGTCACTAAGTCTGGAGTTTTCTGGCGGCGAAGATCTGCCAAGTAATTAACGGCATCGGTCCGCTTTGCAAATGTCTTGGTTCGGTACCTTCGCACCAATTTCCCTGTGCATTGATCGACAGCGCAGACAACCGTTACCGCCGCGCGATACTTCCCATTAGGCAGCTTATATACGGATCCCTGGCCGTTTCCTCGCGCCTTTGGGCGACGTGACGAAGGGGCCTTGCCCTGATCCCATCCACAGTGAAGGCAAAATACAGATTCATCCGGTATTTCCTTTTTGCACTTCACACAGATCATATATTTCGCCTCCCATGGCAGATGTTACAATTATCGAAAATTCGGGTGTCCGTTTAGTCGGACAGTAGAAATGATATTATGTCAACACTGGCGATACGCTTATCTGTAAGCGGCGCAGTAAAGTCAAAAAGGATTATCCACATTTGTATTTTTTGCCGCTTGATTACCACCAAAGGTTGTGATAAAATAAAAGCCCACAAAGAACATATGTTTTTATGTAATATCACCACAAATCAAAAATTGCCAATGAAAACATTTGTTGAATATGGTAAAATTATGAGGCGAGACAAAACAACAACGACGGGATTGACGGAGCCCCGGTCCCTTTGGCACAAAAGGAGGCGGTACCAAAATGAACGGTCAGGGTAGTGATATATGTATACATAACAACAATGTGTGCAGCCTTGCGCCTGCTGATCGTATAAACGTCATGACTTCTCCCCGAAGTGCCAAAGCTGTAGAAGACGCGTCTTGCAGCTCGCAGGACGCGGGAAGCGACGGAAAAGCTATACTCATAGAAAAGATTCAATCTTTCACACATGAAGAAATGGAACGATTTATTGACCTCGTGCAAGAAGAATTGAATCTGCAATTCGATCTAGTCCCGCAACCGTCTCATCATCCATGAGCATAATCTTGGCAATAACAGATTTTTTAATTTCGGAGAGTCCATCAGCTGAATTGGCGGTGGGCTCTTTTTCATCTGACGGTAGCGCAACTTTTTGATCGGGGTCTAGTTGATACAGCAGATCATTAAAGTCCATTCGCATGGCTGTGGCGACGGCTTTTATTGTTGGAAGCGATGGTACGGCGGGTCTCTTGGTTGACGGGTTGTAGTTTCTTTCAAGTATTGAAATATACGCCTTGCTGATTCCGCTCACCTGAGCGAAATCGTCCATACTCATTTGATGCTCTCTTCGATATTGCTGAATAATTGTCCCTAAAGTCATATCATTTCACCACCCTAATTATTGTCAAGTATATCATACACTCTGCTAGACAAAAAATCAAGAGATTTGTAAAATTTGCTTGACAACCAATGTCTAGTATGCTAGACTTAAATCAAGAAAGGCAGGAGGTGACAAAAGACATGCCTTATAAAATTAGAGAGTTTCGGCAGGCGGCGGACTTATCACAAGACGATTTGGCAAAACTTTCAGGTGTATCAAGGGCGACTATTTGCGGATTAGAAAGCGGAAACATTGAGGTTACCACAACAGAAACGCTTATCAAAATCGCGAGGGCATTGGGCAAAAACGTCAGTGATATTTTTTTAATGTGATTGTCTAGCAAACTAGACATGGCCCGAAAAGAAAGGCCCGCACCCCGTGAATAGGGGACGGGCGATAAGCGAAATCTGAACTACTTCGGGTCGGTGAACCGCTTGACGGATTGAATCAGTACATCGCGCATGTCATATAAGTCGTCGATCGATTCAAGGTAGTGCTTGGTTTCCTTATCAAGAGGAGGTTCGACCGCCGGGGGAATGATGACAAGTTTTTTCTTTCTGTCGAGCTTCATGCGGCAAATCCATTTGGTGGTTTTGTTATCGTATAGAATCGCGAAATAGTTTTCGGTGTCCTTGTACGACAGCTTCGCCGGGTCGACTTCACCGTGTAGGAGCCCCTTAATAATTCCAAAGGCCTCAAGCTCTTCCTGGGTAGTGATGATGCGATCGTGCACCTGTTCATCAATCGGCAAGGGTTCAGCGACAGCCGTTCCAACCTCGGGGGCCGTGGTCTGTTCGGAAGGCTCATGACTTTTGATCGCATTTTTTAGTGTCTCGTTAATCGCATCGTTTACATACTGGTTCAGGCCGCGCTTTACTATGGGGCGAAATCTTTCAATAGCCTGCTGGGTGCGAGTCCCATCGTAGATTTGAGACATCATGTACTTAACAAAATCATCTGATGGGTTCGTGCGCTGTGCGTGGACAAACGACTTAATTAGATTCGTAAATTTCAGTTCAGAGGCGGCATTAAAAGCGGCGTCAATATCGAGGGTTGCCTTTGCGAACCGTTTGACTTCGGAGACGATGTTGTCCTGTATATCGAGCACATTGAACACGAGGAACGGATCAAGATCCATTTTGTTTGGCTCATTGAGATCGGTATAGAACTTGTAAATGACGCCGTTAGTGAGAATCCCGAACTTGGCTGAGGTGGTGCCGAAATACCGAAAGAGCTGAGAATCGTGCTTGTCCAATGGTTCGCCGCACCACTTCGCCTCGACCAGTATCACGGGCTCGTCATTGATCACGATGGCATAGTCGACCTTTTCTCCCTTTTTAGTTCCCACATCCGCAGTATACTCCGGGACAAATTCAAGAGGATTGAATACGTCGTACCCAAGCAGCTGGAAAAAGGGCAGGATCAGCGAGTTCTTTGTTGCTTCTTCGGTTGTAATTACGCCCTTAATCTTCTCCACTCTGGATGAGAACTGCCGCAATTCATCGATAAAATCCATATGTCAGGCCCCTTTCGAGTGCATAATCTGACATTATAATACCAAATTCACCAAATTTAGTCAACGATTAATGACAATATCATACCATTCCTACAATAAAAACCTCCCCAGAGGATGGACGGGAGGCAAGGTATCAGAAATCAATGCCTTGCGGGATCGTCCGATCGGCCAACAAGGTAATCCAGGGACACGTCGAAGTAGTCGGCCAGGGCGATGAGGACAAGTGCAGAGGGAACGGTTTTACCATATTCATATCGTTGATATGCCTGCTCCGCAACGCCTATCCCATCGGCCACCTGCTTTTGAGTGAGGTTCTTTTCAACGCGGATTTTCTTGAATTGAGTTGATAAGCCGTACAATGCCAACACCTCCAAAATTGTCAAAAGGCATTGACACAATAAATATGATGTGCTAATATAAACACAGAGCACAACAAATATGATGTGTCAATCCAGAAAGAGAGGAGACAGTGAATATGGAATTACGGGCAGCTCGCGAAGCGTCCGGCAAGACGCAGGCGCAGGTTGCCAGAGAAACCGGAATACCAGAGCAGATGTATCAGCGTTACGAGTACGACAAATGCGAACCTGGCGTCCGGACGGCAATCCGAATCGCCAGAGTGCTGGGAAGCACGGTAGAAACCCTGTTCGGAGCGGCAACCCCGACACCCAAAGAATAACATACAGCATAGTCAAAAGCAAGAAAAACGCCCCCGCTAGGGGGCGAAAAAGGGAGAACCCAAATTGAATATCAAAGATGCTATCGATTCCACGTCCCGGCAGAATCCATATATTACAAGAAGGGCATGGAAGGGAATTATCATAGAGAGGCCCTGCCGCGCCGCAATTAAAGTACAAGCTACAGATTCGCCGGACGGGTGTATTGTCATAAGCGCATCCGCTGAGTCGTTTCGAACTGGTTGGGCACCAAGGTTAGCAGATTTACAGGCAGACGATTGGGAGGTTACGGGGCCTTGAGGTATGCAGTTATCGCGGCACTGGTTACCCCTTCTGCGATTGAAGAAATTGCAGATAATGAAAAATTACGGATAGCAGATAACCCGCTTTTAATCCGCTTCCAGCGATCATCGTCTCTGATGCTTTCTAAAAACTCGTGACCGGAAAGAGTAATGTAATTTACACAGCAATCATTAAGGAAACCGTCTGCTCATTGGGTAGACATGTCGATGTAACCGCCCTCTTCGAGTTTTGAAAGGGTGTAATAAATAACATCAGGAGGATATTCCGCAAGACTCTTACATATTGAGCGAAACCAAGACCCGATAGCTTCGACGTCTCCAAGATCATTGACCACAAAATATGATTCCGATTCGAGAAATAACAACACGTCACGGACACAGTCCATATTTAGCTTCACAGATCGCGCCCCCTTTTCTAAATATTACCACGGAGGGGGAGGACAAGCAACAGCAAAAACGCCCGAAGGAGGGCAGAAAAACGACATGAAGATTAAGATTGCAATAATCTCTATTTGGTTTGTCGTGTTTTTAATATGTTGGCTTTCCAAAAGTCAGCCGACCAACCGACAAATTATGTGTACAATGATTTTGGGAATAGCTTCTATTATTTCCCAAACAAATGCAGAATAATGGGCTTGGAATCCAGCGGGAGGTGATTGTGTGACGCTCCAAGAGATAGAAGAAATCCCCCGGGAATACCTTATCCCAAGAGAGGTTGCATCGGTCCTCGATATGGACCAATACACCATAAATGTCGCAGCGCAGAGCGCACCGGAAAAGTTGGGATTCCCGGTAGTCGTGACGGGAAGCAGGGTGCGGATTCCGAAGGAGGCGTTCCTGTATTTCATGCGATACGGCAGGCCACAGGCCGAGCCTCCGGCGAAGTGGGTGGAGCGTTGCAGGCAGGCGGCATTGGAGGCGATCGCAAAGGAGGCCCCAGCATGATGGACAACCTTGTCACCTTCGCGGCAATCGCGGGCCCGCTGGCGGTCTTCATAATCGTGGTATCAGGAGTTGAAATGTATATCGAAAGAAGGGGACATAATCGGCACCTGGATCATCACAATCCGCATCACTCAACAACACCTGTGCATGCTCATCAGCGAGCTAGCGGCCGGCGTGATTCTGTTCCTCGCGCTCTGGCGCAGCGCAAAAAGATAGGCCTAACCTGGAGGTGAGTCATGAACAACCTAAGAAAAGCCCGAGGGGCCGAAACGCAGCCGCAGGTGGCGAGGGCGACCGGCATAACGGTCCCGGACCTTTCGCGGTACGAGTGCGGAAGGAGCAACCCGACGCCCGGACAGATGCGCGCGATCTGCGGCCACTACGGCGTGACGGTGGACAAGCTGCTTACCCCGGACGAATGGAACTATCGCCTCACATGCCCCATGACGCGCAAGGACAAGCGCAAGGCGGGAAGAGGAACGGGTATCCGGAAGATCACGTCGCGCGTAACGGAGAGGCTTGCAAGCCGTATACACGAGCAATGCGAGGCGGACGGGCTGACGCTCGCCCAGTGGCTGGCAATCTGCGCAGACATTTACGAGAGGAGGGGGCGACAACGAAATTTGCAGAGCTGTGCACCGCGTATCTCATGTGGTGCCCATACATCATTGGAGGGCTGCTCGTGCTCGCAATCGGCGGATACATAGCGGACAGGCTCGACGCGCGAGCTGAGAAAAAAAGAAGCGCCCTGCGGGATGGCGGTCCCAACAAGGCGCACGAGAAAAATATCTCAATTACAAAGTAACACGGATTGGAGGCGGTGTCAAGATGGGATGCCCGGACGATTACACGATACAGGCAATCATGCGGTGGGGGTATCCCAGGCCGCCGAACCCCATAGTGGAGGACCTGTTAGATGATATTGGAGACCTTGAAAACGAGATCGAGCGGAAGAAACGGAAACTTGATCTGTTGGCAGAAGAGATCGAGGCACTCGAAGAAGAACTGCGGGAGAAGCAAGAACATTTCGACGATATATAGGAGGCGGGAAAATGGGGAATATGGAAATCTACGATGAGGTCAAAATCGTCCCTGAGAGCGCCCAGAAGACCATTCAGGGCGGGCGGCTGAAAGGCATGACCGATATCAACCCCATGTGGCGGATCGAGAAGCTGACGGAAGTTTTCGGCCCCTGCGGGGTGGGGTGGTATTACGAGATCGTCAACAAGTGGATGGAACCGGGCGCGGGCGGAGAGATCGCGGCCTTTTGCGACATCAACCTGTACATAAAAGAAAACGGAGAATGGAGCAGGCCCATCCCCGGAACGGGCGGCAGCATGTTCGTCGCCAGTGAGAAGAACGGGCCCTATACCTCTGACGAGTGCTACAAGATGGCGCTTACCGACGCGATCAGCGTGGCGTGCAAGGCGCTGGGTATGGCTGCGAATATCTACTGGGACAAAGACCGGACGAAATACAGCCAGACCCGTGAGCGTCCCACAGGGGGAGACCCGAAGGTGACGGACGAACAAATCCTGAAATGCGCGGACTGCGGCGCAAAGATCACTGTACAGGTGCATGACTTCTCGGCGAGGAAGTACAGACGGCCCCTGTGCATCGACTGCCAGAAAAAGCAATGAGGCAGATCAAGTTTGACGCCGCGCGCTTCCGGCTGGATGAGCAGGGCGGATGGCTTTCCCTGCGGGTTCCGAGCGAATACCGCCAGCCAGCGCGGGCATTTGTACGGGAGATGCCGGAAGGGAAGCTGCACATAGCCGAACTAAAAAGGCACCGGGAGCGGCGCAGCCTCGATGCGAACGCCTACTGCTGGGTGCTTCTTGAAAAGCTCGCCTCCGCCGTGGGCAGTGACAAGGACGCGCTTTATCGGGATATGGTCGAGCGGTATGGCGTATTCATGCATGTGATCGTTCCGCCGAAAGCGGTTGACATCCTACGCCGTGATTACCGGGTAGTCCGGGAACTGGGGCCCGTCGTGGTCAATGGAAAAGCCGGGATGCAGTGCCAGTGCTATGAGGGATCCAGCAAATACGACACGGCGGAAATGGCACGGTTCATCGACGGGATCGTACAGGAGTGCGAAGAACTCGGCATCGAGACGGAGAGCCCGGACGAGCTCGTCCGGATGAAACGGGAGTGGGGCTCATGAAGCACCGCATGACGAAAGCGTGCGACATCTCTCCGCAGGTCAAGGCCGAGGTGTGGGAACGGGACGGCGGATGCTGTATCCTCTGTGGGTCTCCGAACGCCGCCCCAAACGCGCACTACATCCCGCGCTCACACGGTGGGCTGGGAGTGGCCCAGAACGTCGTTACCCTCTGCGAGAAGTGTCATACCTCCTATGACAACAGCGGGGCGCGGAGGGCCTTGCAAGCCGAAATCCGTGCATATCTCATGGCGCGCTACCCCGGGTGGGACGAAACCAAATTGATATACAGGAAGTGGGAATAGCATGAACGAATGTTACAAGTGCAAATACAGGGGAAGCGTTCCGGGGGACGCGCACTCCTGCTGCCAATACCTGGGTAATAAAACTGGCTTATTTGACTTTTTTGATCCTGATAATATCTTGGCTGCCCACAAACTACACATACAAGCAGATCCATATGGAGTGAAATGCGGATGGTTCCTTTGGCCGGTCAATTTTGATCCGGTGTGGTTGCGGAACTGCGACGGATTTACACCGAAGGAGGCCGTAGATAATGCTTAACAGTGCAGTAATCATGGGCCGGCTGACGGCGGACCCGGAGTTGCGTCAGACGCCGAGCAAAACGCCGGTGTGCACCTTTACGGTGGCGGTGGACCGAAGGTTCAGCGACCGGAACGGCGAGCGGCAGACGGATTTTCTGGACGTTGTGGCATGGAAGGGCACGGCGGAGTTCGTGTCGCAGTACTTCTCCAAGGGGAAAATGATCATCGTCGAAGGGTCTGTCCAGACCCGCAGCTACGAGGACCGCAACGGCAACAAGCGGAAAGCGGTCGAGATCGTGGCGGACAACGTCCAGTTCGGAGAGCCGAAGAGCACGGGCCGGGACGTGAACATCCGCTGTGAGGAACCGCCGCAGAATGGTGTGCGGGGTTCCGGCGGCGCGTCGTATAAGCCGATGGACACAGGAGATTCGGATGATCTCCCGTTTTAGGCGGTGATTGGATGCTGGAGAGCGGATATATCAAACTGTACCGCTCCCTGCTTACGTGGGAATGGTATCAGGACGCGAACACTCTACGCTTATTTCTGCACCTGATTTTGACGGCGAATCACTTCGAACGCAAATGGCGGGGGATCACTGTGAAGCGGGGCCAACGGGTGTGCAGTTATGCGGACTTGTCCGGTGAACTTGGTCTGTCGTTACAGGGAGTTCGCACGGCGGTAAAACATCTGAAATCAACAGGCGAGCTAACACACGAGACGACCTCGCAATACAGCTTGTTTACGGTGGTTAACTACGATAAGTATCAGGAGGCAACACCCGAAGCAACACCCGGCCAACAGGCGGCTAACAGTCAGCTAACACACGACCAACAACAAAGTAAGAAAGATAAGAAAGATAAGAAAGTAAGAAAGCAAGAAATATATACGGGGGATATCCCCGCACCCGAGAAAAAAACCTACGGGGAATTCGGAAAAGTCCAGTTGACCGATGAGCAGTACGAGGGCCTTGTCCAGCGATTGGGTAAAGACTTGGCTCTAAGCTACATCGAAAGTTTGGACGGATATATGGCCTCGAATGGGAAGCGGTACAAAGACCATTATGCGACGGTGCTCAACTGGTGGCGCAAGGACCGGAGGACAGGATCGCAGCCGAGGCCGCTGAAGCAGAACAAATCAGCGCAGACGGGGAACCAGTCTTCCATCGACATGGACAGGATAAGCCGGATGCTACACGGAGGCGGGGAATGAGAAAAACGATGATATGCCCGGTCTGCGGGAAGTCGTTCGTCCAGAGGAACTGCCGCCAGATAAGCTGCTCAAGGGCATGCGGCCGCAGGCGGGAGGCGGCCAGACACCGTGCGCAAAAGCACGAGGCGGTCTGCCGTAACTGCGGGAAGGTCTTCCTGACTGCGGACAAGGCGGTCTACTGTTCGGCAGAGTGCAGGATCACGGCGGCGAGGGCCCCGATGCGGGACAAGGACCGGGAACACACCGTGGACACCGCGTACCTCTGCCAGAAGTGGCACCGGGAGGGAATGGATATCCGGGAGATCGCGGAAATCCTGAGGCGGTCGGTGGAATCGGTGAATCTTGCCCTTGCCGTCCGGTTGGGACCCGAGGACTACGCCATGATGGAGGAATACGCGAGATGAAATATACCATCCCCCAAATCCCTCCAAGCAACAACCGGTACATCGGGCGGACGAACTTCCGGGAGTACCAGAGGGCGAAGCGCGAGTGGGCGGAGATGATCGCCATATTCTGCCGTCCGAGGCCGCAGAAGCCCATTGAAAAAGCCGTGGTGAGGCTGACGTACTACTTCCCCACAAGGGGAAGGCGGGACCCGGACAACTACAGCGGGAAGATGATTCTGGACGGCCTGACGGCGGCTGGGATCATCGTGGACGACAGCTTTGGGCACATCACCCTGGAGCTGCGCGGAGAGTACGACCGGGAGAACCCCCGGACGGAGATCGAGATCGACGAATAACGAACGTCCGGCGTAGCTAACCGGGCGGATGGCTACCGGTAGCCTCCTGGTTTGGAGGAAAAATGATGAATTGTGTAGAAAGATATGAGGCGGAAGGAACCGCCGCAAAAGTAAACGCGTTCCGGATCAAACAGCAGCTCCCCTACGATCAGAAGGTCATCCTGGCAGAGATGCGAGCAAAGGAATTCTATCGCACCATGACAAATCAGGGACATAACGTCCATGTATCCGTGGGTGGCCTGGACAGCATTACCTTGCTACTGTTCCTGCGGCATATCGGACTTACGGATGTGCCTGCGGTATCGGTGTCGTCGTTGGAGGACAAGAGCATTCAGCGGATACATAAGGATTTGGGGGTAATCCCATTAAAGCCGCTGAAAAGCAAAGTGGAAGTCATTCAAGAGTTTGGGTTCCCTGTGCTGTCAAAGGAGACCGCCGGGAAGATTGATCTGCTTCAGCGGCCCACCGAGAAAAACGCCACCGTCCGCCATGCCATCATCACCGGTGAAACCGGGGAATATGGCGGAAATCGGACCGGAACCCGCATGAAGATGTCCCAGAAATGGCTGGAGCGGTTCGCGGGATACGAGAACGCAAACGAGGGCGTCAACTACCAGATCGCGCCTTTCAAGGTCAGCGACAAGTGCTGCTATTACTTGAAAGAGAAGCCCTGCGACAACTACGCCAGGGAGCACGACAGCTTCCCGTACCTGGGGCTCATGGCCTCGGAGCACGGGCGGCGGGAAAAGTCTTTGATGATGAATGGGTGCAACTACTACGGCAAGACCACGACACGGAGTTGTCCATTTGCTATTTTTAGTCGGCAGGATTTGTTGCAACTGGCGCTGGATTTGCAGGTCCCAGTACCGGAAATCTACGGGGAGATCGTGCGGGACCCGGACGGGACACTGCGCACCACCAAGGCGCAACGGACGGGATGTAGCATGTGCGGTTTCGGAATCCATCTGGAGAAGCGGCCCCACCGGTTCGATCGACTGCGGGAGGAAAATTCCAAGGAGTGGGAATTCTGGATGTACCGATGCTGTACGGACCCGGAGACAGGGGAAAAGTTCGGCTGGGGCCGTGTGCTGGATTACATCGGCGTTGGTTGGGACAATTTGCTTTTGGACCCGAACCAAGTGACATTTGACCAGCTCGCGGAAATGGGGGAAGACGATGAAAGCAATTGACTACTACGGCAAATACCAAGATCGCAATAGAGAAGTGGAGCAGGAGGAACAGCCTCCAAGAGCGCGAGGAACGGAATAAGGGGTGCCTAAACTGCACGGCTGGTGATGGTGAGCATACAGTTCTGCTCGACAAATGGGGAGAAGAAGATTTCTGCCCCATGTGCGGCAGACCGTTGAAAGGAGCAGAGGAATGAGTAAACGTATTTTGCCAATTCTTCTTTTGTTTTGTTTGTTTATGACATCCTGTTATGGCGGTAGAAGCATTAAACCATCATACCCACTGGTGACATACAGAAATAGTGAATATAATTTTGACCCTTTCAATCGTGAAATACAAATAGATAACGGGTATGTGCTAGACGAAGGAAATTCGTATGATGTCCAAGAAACGGAGAACGGGTATGACATTGTACTGCATTTTGTGAAAGGAGCAGACAAATGAAAGATGAGGATTACCGAATGAGATGATGTTCGAGGAAATGGCGGAACTTCAAAAGGAATTGTGCAAGAACGCCCGGGGAAAGGACAACCGGGCCGAGATCGCGGAGGAGATCGCGGATGTGCACATCATGCTCGACCAGATGGAGATTCTCCACAATTGCAAAGAACTGTCGCGGTAGTACAAGGTGGAGAAGCTCTTGAGATTGCAGGATCGCATCGAGGAAGCACAGAAGGAGGTGCAGATGAGTGACCAAAAAGATATTGGACGTAACGTGCGGAAGCCGAACGATTTGGTTTGACAAACACAACCCTGCGGCGCTGTACTGCGACAAGCGCCAGGTTACATACCAAGGGTACTGGAAAAGCGGGGATGGAAAATCAGTAAGAAATTGTGTGGTGGATCCAGATGTGGTATGTGATTTTACAGCGTTGCCATTCCCAGACAACGCCTTCCCGCTTGTTGTATTTGATCCGCCCCATCTGACCGGAGCGAAGGAGACCGCTTGGTTGGTGAAAAAATACGGGAAGCTGGATGATTCGTGGCCCCAGATGCTACACGACGGGTTTCTGGAGTGCATGCGCATTTTAAAGCCAGACGGCGCATTAATCTTCAAGTGGTCGGAGTACGATATTCCCGCCGCAAAAGTGTGGGAGGCAATTGGGCAGAAGCCTTTGTTTGGACATCACAGCGGCAAGAACTCTCGAACATTTTGGGCGTGCTTCATGAAATTGGAGGAGGACGAATAATGGAGATCACCACAAGAAAATATTATACCTGTTGCCTTTGCGGGAGGACATCGACCAATGAGGACAAAATCAAAGCGTGCGAGGCATCGCACATCGGAATCGACCCGGACATGCCAATCGAGGAAATCTACGGCCGCAACCGGAAGGTGCCGTACCCGGAAAACATTCGGGTTATCATGCAGGATGGCAGCCTCGGCGTGTACTGTTTTGTAAAGATCGAGCCGAACTGAGTAAGTATCGTACAAGATAGTACTTGCTGTATAGTGACGATTGTGGTATAATGGGGGTGTAGAAATGATCGACATCACCCCAGAGATGATACGGGAAGCGCAGCACATATTGGAACGAGGTAACATAGCTGAGCTTCAGACCAGCCGAAAGGGTATCATCATATTGGAAGTCGAGAAGCGTAAACGAATCGAAATTGAACAAGAGGGTTCACCCGAGCGGGGGTGAGCAACAGCCAAGTGGGGCTACATGCAGAGATGCTTGTAGCCTCGCTTTTTTATTTGCTATGGAAGAAAAGAGCATGGAGACCCTGCGGGAAGAGTACCTTTCCGGAGCAGAGCCGATACGGCGGCGCATCGAGGACTTGCAAGGCCGTCTGCGGCACGTCAGAGGGGATGAGCGTATCCAACTACAGAAACGCATAGCATCCCTTACAGACGATCTGTGGGCGCTCACGTATGGGGTGAAGGCAATCCAGAAGAGCATAGACGGGCACACCAAAATCTGACCACATACTTTTACCTCCTTCCCGAGCCGGGCGGGCAATCCCGGCAACACGAAGGCAAAGAATTGGCGGAACCTGTGCAGAAGCGCAGAAGCCGCGCCCATGTTTGATTCATGGGGCTTTCACCAAGAAGACAGCGGGAGGTGGCGATCATCGTCCGGAAAGAGATAGACGCGAGGATTTCGGCACTGGACGCAGAGATCTCCGCAATGTACAAACGGATGAACCGGGAGTATGAGAAGGTCATCCCGAAGACGGGAAAGAAGCGGAAGGAAGCCTTTGATAAGGTCATGGAGATATCGGAGAAGTATACGGCCATGTGCCAGGAGCGGGCGAAGCTCGTAAGGATGCTGGATGGACAATGAGCATTGATGTCAAGGCGTACATAGAGAGCGGGGACCTGCATCGCTTCTATACCTGTGCACAGTGGCTGCGCCTGCGGGCGGAAGTGCTGGCGGAAGATAAATACGAATGCCAGTTCTGTAAGGATAAGGGAATATACATGCGGGCGACCATAGTGCACCATATTAACCATGTACGAAGACATCCGGAGCTTGCACTCTCTAAGTATTACATAGATGACAATGGGGACCGGAAGAGGCAATTGGTTTCCTGCTGTGATAAGTGCCATGAAGAACAGCACCCCGAACGCATGAAGCAAAACAAGAAAAGAGCGCCCATTACGAAAGAGCAATGGTGATACCCCCCGGTCGAATAGAACGAAAATTAATGCGATAGCGTTTGACTCGGCTGGGTCCACGACAATTCATAAAGATCCGCGCGGGAGAAGGTGAAACATGAAGAAGGGTACTGCAAAAAAGAATGATCTGCGCGAGAGAATCCGCCAGGACCTCCTTGACCAGCTGGAGAGTGACGGCACGGTTGGGGAGTACTATATCGATTTGGTCGGCGATTACATGAGCATGTGGGACACCAAAAACGAGCTGATGGAGGATATCGCCGCCCGTGGGGCGGTGGTGGAGTACACGTCGAACACCGGCGTGAGCAACATGAAGCGAAACGAATCCATCGATCAGCAGCTAAAGGTCAACGCACAGATGTTGAAGCTGCTGGACGCGCTGGGGATTAAGCCGTCAACGGGCGGTGAGGAAGATGAACTGTGAAATCAACCCGCATATTCTGCGGTACGTTGAGATGGTGGAATCCGGGGAAATCCGCGTATGCGAGGAACAGCGTCTTCTGGCCGCGCATGTAAGGCGGTGCTTCGAGACGGAGGATATCCATACGGACGCCGCGCAGCTGGAGCACTACCTCGGCCTCGCGAAGTACTTCCCGTTCGACCGGATTTTCCCGTGGCAGGAGTTTTTCTTCGGGCTGCATCTGTGTACATACCGCGCGGACGGGATGCCGCGCTGGCCGGACGCCTTCGCACTGATTGGGCGCGGAGCGGGGAAGGACGGGACCATCGCGCTGGAATCTGTCGCCCTGATGTCGCCCCATAACGGCATCAAAAACTATAACGTGGATATCTGCGCGAATAACGAAGAGCAGGCCATGCGCCCGGTCGGGGATGTCGTCGACATGATGGAGAGCCCCGCGAACCTCCGGAAGATGCGAAAGCACTTTTACTGGACAAAAGAAATGGTGGCGTCGCGGCAGACGAAATCCGTCCTGAAGGGGCACACCAACAGTCCGAAAGGGAAAGACGGCCTGCGGTCCGGTGCTGTGATCTTCAACGAAATCCACCAGTACGAAAACTACGCGAACATCAATGTCTTCACGACCGGGCTTGGGAAAAAGAAGCATCCGCGCCGCACCTACTATACCACCAACGGGATTGTGCGGGATGGCCCGCTGGACGACATGCTGGAAAAGAGCGGACGGATTCTTCGCGGAGAAATGCCTGACAATGGGCTTTTGCCGTTTGTATGCAAACTGGACAGCAAGCAAGAGGTAGACGATCCGGAGAACTGGCAGAAGGCGAACCCTTCCATCCCTTTCCTCCCGATTCTCATGGAGGAAACGCGGAAGGAATATATCGAGTGGAAGTCTAATCCGGAACAGCTCACCGACTTCATGACAAAGCGGATGAATCTCCCGGAAGCAAACCGGGAGATCGCCGTTACCGAGTGGGCGAACATCGAGGCGACGAAGCGGGAGCTCCCCGGTCTGGATGGATGGACATGCACGCTGGGCGTCGACTTTGTAAAGGTTGGAGATTTCGCCAGCACTAACCTGCACTTCCGGGAGGGGGAAACCCGGTACGACATCAACCACTCGTGGCTCTGCCTCAAATCTGCGGACCTCCCGCGCATCAAGGCCCCGTGGCGGCAGTGGGCGGAAGAAAGGCACCTGACCGTTGTTGACGACGTGGAGATACACCCGGATCTTTTATGCGAATGGATCGTGACGATGGGGCAGCGGTACAACATCTCCAAGCTGGCGCTGGACAACTATCGTTACGCGCTGTTATCCAACAGCCTTCGACAGATTGGATTTGACGCGAAGGACCGAAAGAATGTCAAGCTCGTCCAGCCGTCCGATATCATGAAGGTGGTCCCCGTCATCGACAGCTGCTTCAACAACCGGAACTTTGTGTGGGGGGATAACCCGCCGCTGCGCTGGGCGACGAACAACACCATGAAGGTGCGGTCCGGGAAGACGGCGGGAAGCGACACGGGGAACTACTACTACGCGAAGATCGAGGGACGAAGCCGCAAGACAGACCCGTTTATGGCGCTCGCGGCGTCAATGACGATAGAAGACGAGCTGGGGACGGGATATATCCCGGACGTTCCGGACCTGGGCTTTATCATTGGATAGGGAGGCGGTGTGTATTGGGGATCAGCCTGAAACGGTGGCTGCTGGAAAAGCTGGGCGGCGGCGTGGAGCGGGTATCAAGCGCGGATGTTGAGACGGGAGACTTCCTCGGGCTGGCGGCGGAAATCCATGTACGGGAGCTGGCGTTCTGGTCATGCGTCAACATCGTGGCAAACGCGGTCAGCAAATGCGAGTTTAAAACCTTTGTCAAACACGAGGAAACGCGCGGACCGGAATATTATCTCTGGAACGTGGAGCCGAACGCCAACCAGAACAGCAGCGCCTTTATTCACAAGTGGATTTCACAGCTCTACTGCCACAACGAGGCGCTGATCATCGAACAAAACGGGCAGCTGCTGGTGGCGGACAGTTTTGACCGCAAGCCTTACGCGCTATATGACGACGTCTTTACTCAGGTGCAGGTCGGGGACTTCACCTTCAACCGGACGTTTACGCAGTCGGAGGTCCTCTACTTCCGGCTGTCGGAAAAGAACATGCGGCTGATTGCGAACGGGCTTTACGCCTCCTACCAGAAGCTCATCGATTACGGGATGCGCAGCTACCGGCGGTCGCGCGGTCAGAAGGGCGTCATCACGGTCGACACGGTCGCGGCGAACGGCTGGCAGCAGGAATACGAGAATATCAAAAACCGCAATTTCAAATCATTCTTTGACGCGGAGAACGCGGTCATGCCGCTTTTCAAGGGGTTCCATTACGACGACCTCGGAAGCAAAACCTATTCCAACGAGGGGACGCGGGACATCCGGGCGATGATCGACGACGTGTCTGACTTCACGGCGAAGGCGTTCGGGATTCCCCCGGCGCTCCTGTCGGGAGAGGTGCAGGGGACGTCTGACGCGCTCGATCAGTTCCTGACCTTCTGCATCGACCCGCTGGCGGACATGCTGCAGGAGGAGATCAACCGCAAGCGAAGCGGATACGGAGGATTTTCGCAGGGGACTTACCTGCAAATCGATACACGGGCGATCAAGCACGTCGACCTGCTGAGCGTATCGACCGCGATTGACAAGCTGATTTCGTCCGGGGCTTACTGCATCAACGATATCCGCAAGCTGACGGGTGACCAGGTGATAGACGAGCCGTGGGCGTGGCAGCATTTCATGACCAAAAACTATGCGACCGTGGCGGAGCTTTTGAAGGCTCTGGAAGCGGACACAGGCTAAAGGAGGGCGAGCATGAAGAAATACTATTCCCTCTATCAAGAGGGCAGCGAGGCGACGATCCACATCTACGGGAATATCGTATCGTGGGAGTGGTTTGAAAGCGATGTGTCCAGCTACACCCTGTCTAAGGAGCTGGACGGAATCGACGCCGACGCGATCAACGTCTATATCAACTCCTACGGTGGGGAGGTGGCCGAGGGGCTTGCGATCTACAACAGCCTCAAACGCCATAAGGCGAAGGTGCGCACCGTCTGCGACGGGTTTGCGTGCTCGGCGGCGAGCGTCGTCTTCATGGCCGGAGACGAACGGATCATGAACCCTGCGTCGCTGCTGATGATCCACAACGCGTGGACCAGCGCGCAGGGGAACTCGGCGGCGCTGCGCAAAGAGGCGGACGACCTGGACGCCATTACGCAGGCGTCGGTCGCCGCGTATCTGGCGGACGTGACAATTTCGGAAGACAGGCTGAAAGAGCTGATGGACAACGAGACGTGGATTTCTCCCGTGGCGGCGGTCGAAATGGGGTTCGCCACGGGAATCGCGGACGAGGACACGGGATTGGCCCCGAGCCAGAGCGCGCGGCATGCGGTGATGGACCTGGTCCTGAACCGGAGGCCAACGGCGAAGATCACCATCGACCCGGACCTGATCGCGGAAGCGGTGACAAAAAAGCTGCTCCAAAAGGTGGAGCAGCAGGAAACACGGAAACCCATTCATTTTTTGAACGCGCTCTCGCGCGGAAAGGAGTAAGTCAATGAGGAACAAAGACCTTGTGCAGAAGGAGAAGCAGGAGATCATGCAGCGGATGAGCGCGGCGGTGAAGGAGGAAAACGAAGACGCGTTCGTGCAGGCGTGGACCGACCTTGCCGACAGCATCCAGAAGCAGGTGCTCGAAGAGGCGGACGGCTACATGCAGGGGATTGACCGGCAGATCCTTGCCGGACGCGGCGCGCGGCAGCTGACGAGTGAAGAGAACCGGTATTACGAAGCCGTGATCGGCGCGATGCGGTCGAGCAATCCCAGGCAGGCGATTGCAGAACTGGACGTGGTTCTCCCAAAGACGACCATCGACGCGGTGTTCGACGACCTCGTCGACCAGCATCCCCTTCTGGACGCGATCAATTTCCAGAATACGTCGGGCCTCATCGAAATGATCGTCAACACCGGAACCAAGCAGCTTGCGACATGGTCGACGCTGACGGCGGAGATCGTCAAGGAGCTGACCGGCGGCTTCAAGAAAGTGAACATGACGCTGAACAAGCTCTCGGCGTTCCTGCCGGTGGCAAAAGCGATGCTCGACCTCGGCCCGGTGTGGCTGGACCGTTATGTGCGGGCGGTGCTGCAGGAGGCGCTTTCCCTCGGGCTTGAGGAAGCGATCATCAACGGTACCGGCAAGGATATGCCGATCGGCATGAACCGGCAGGTGGGAGACGGCGTCACGGTGACGGCGGGCGTTTATCCCGAAAAGACGCCAGTGGCGGTCACCAGCCTCGACCCGGTTGCATATGGGACCCTGCTCGCGGGAATGGCAAAGACGCCGAACGGGCACGCACGCACCATCGAACGGGTGCTGATGGTCGTCAACCCGAACGACTACCTGACCAAGATCATGCCCGCTACGACCGTCCGGGCGACGGACGGCACCTATGTCAACAACGTCCTCCCATTCCCCACCACGATCATCCAGTCGGTGCAGGTGCCCGCAAATAGGGCGATCATCGGCCTTGGAGACCGTTACTTCATGGGGCTTGGCACCGCGAAATCGGGAAAGATCGAGTATTCTGACGAGTACCACTTCCTCGAGGACGAGCGCGTTTATCTCGTGAAACTCTACGGCCACGGCGAACCGCTGGACAACAACGCCTTTGTCTACGCGGACATCACCAACCTCAAGCCCACCGTCAAGCAGGTCGTCGTGAACGAGGTTAAGGGCACCGTGACTACCAAGGCGCAGGCGTAAGGAGGCGGCGTATATGGCCGACTCTCAACTGCTGGCCGCCGCGAAGAATTACCTCGACATCACCTGGGATGACCCGGAGGGCGATAGAAAGCTCTCCGGCATCCTGGGGCGGGGGATGAAATATCTGGACGGTATCGCGGGGCAGGAACTGGATTACAGCACGGAGGACAAACCGCGCGAGCTGCTGTTCGACTACGCCCGCTACGTGCGGTCAAACGCGCTGGACGAATTTCAGGGGAACTACCTGCATGAGCTGCTGGCGCTGCAGATCAGCGAGGAGGTAAAAGGTGATACGGGGGAAGCATCAGGAGTTTAACGACGGCGTCGTGAAAATCTATTCCGTGGCCGACGAGTCCGAACTTGGGGAGGCACCGGCACCGAACCTGACGCTGAAATGCGTCCTGCGTTTTAAGCGGCGCACAGTGGGCGTAAAGCGGTACTGGGCCGCTAAACAGGAAAACGTACAGGCGGATCAATTGCTTCGCGTGGCGGGCCTTGCAAGCGTCTCCACGCAGGACATCGCGGTCGTGGACGGCGTGCAGTATCGAATTCAGCAGGTGCAGTATCCGGAGGAAGCGCAGCCGGCCGTCATGGATTTGACGCTGGAGAGGATGGAACAAGTATATGGCATCGGTTGATGTGGTAAAAAACGCGCTGCTTACCGTTTCAAAAAATGTAGGGCATTTCAACGCTATGAAGAGAATCCCGCCCTATATCGTGTGGGCGGAGGATGGACAGGGGGATTCCCTCTGGGCGGACGGACAGATGCAGGAGCAGGTGATCACCGGCACAATCGACCTGTTCACCAAATCCAGCCGGGAGCCGCTGTTTGAAAAGATTCAGCGGGCGCTTTCCGATGCGGAGATATCGTTCCGTTGGAACTCCACCCAGTTTGAAGAGGATACCGGCCTGTACCATCACGAATGGGTGTGGGAAATTGGCTAAGCTGGAAATCAAGGGTCTCGGGGAGCTGGCGTTAAAGCTATCGCAACTTGGGACGCAGTCAGACGAAATTGCAAAGAAAGCTGTATACGCCGGGGCGAAGGTGGTGGCAGATAAAATCCGTGCAAATCTGCGCGGGGTGCTGTCCAGTGAAAGAACAGGCGACTTGGAAAGATCACTGGGGATATCTCCGATTAAAGTGGACAAGAGCGGTGTGATAAATACAGCGATAGGCTTTTCCGGTTATGATCGAAAAGGAACGGCAAACCAGCTTAAAGCACGTGTTCTTGAAAGCGGAAGCAGCCGGCAGAGAAAGCGTCCCTTTTTCAGAGCTGCAGTTAGATCCTCGAAACGGTTAGCGCAAAGCGAAATGCAACGGGTAACAAAAGAGGAAATAAAAAAGCGGATACGTTAGGAGGAAATTTTCATGGCGATGATCGGGCTACGCTATCCTATCTGTGCGCAGATTACGGAGGATGGCGGTACTACTACCTACAGCGGTGGAAAGGTGATCGGACGAGCAATCAAGGCTGATATGTCGATCGAGGTTACGGACGATAAGCTATACGCGGACGACGCTGTTGCCGAAACCGCGAAGGAGTTTAAAAGCGGGAAGGTAACGTTAAATGCCGATGACATACCGGATGAAATCAAAGCCGTAATTTTTGGTCACAAGCAGGAGGATGCGGGTATCACCGGCGAGACGGAAGTTAAAATGCTGATATCCGGTGGGAACGATGACGGATCTCCGGTTGGGCTCGGATTCTATGGGGTGAAGCAACTGAACGGATCGCGCAAATACCGAGCGATATGGCTGACCAAAGTGAAGTTCGGAGTTAACAGCGAAAGCCTTGAAACGAAGGGAGAAAGCATTTCTTTCCAGACGCCAACAATTGAGGGCGACATCATGACGGATGCGGCGGGCAACTGGAAGAAGGAGGTCACCTTATCAACGGCGTCCGCAGCGATCGCATGGCTCAATAAGATGGCAGGAATCGAGGTATCAGCATGAACAATGTAAAAAGCAAATCGGTGGAAATTGAACTCGGCGCGCAGCTCTTTAAAATTGAGTTCGATTTTAACGTGCTCTGCGAAATTCAGGAACGCTACGGGAGCCTCGATACACTGGATGAGCGCCTGCAGGATGTACGGGAAATCCGATGGCTGCTGACCGTTTTACTGAATGAGGCGATCGACAAAGAGAATGACGAAGGAGCCGAGAAGAAGCATGTCGACGAGTCTTGGGTCGGGCGCACGGTGAACTTTAAAAACATTGGGGAACTCGCCGCAAAAATTGCCGAGGCGTTTGGCGCGTCAATGCCTGACGCGGGCGTGGAAGCGGGAGACGAAGGAGAAGACGACCCAAACTCAAAGACCGAGTAGACATCGACTTTGACGCATGGATTTTTCGTGGAAAATGTCTACTCGGGTTTTCTGAACGTGAAGTATGGAGAATGACTCCCAAAAAACTTTACGCACTGTTTGAAAAATACTGTGAATGGAACGGCGTAAAAATAGACGAACGGCATACAATCGACGACGTTATCCCGACATAAAACGCCGCCTGCCAAAGCTGGCGGGCGGCGAAATGTCATTTTTGAACTGACGCATTCCTATTGCCTATTGAAACAAAAGCGGCGTACAGTTTTTCAATATCATTCTTTGAGTTGATACAGCTGATATATACCATGGGGTTGGAAAGGTCGTCCAAGATTAGGCGAATTCCCAAATCCTTTATATGCTTTTCAACTCTCTTCGAACTGAAAGCGGCACCCCACATAATCGCAGAACCCACGTTCGTTTTTATAACCGATTCTTCATCCTGCACGATTTCTGCGCTTATGATTTTCGCAAAGTCGATTACCTGATACGCAAGAGGATTTCTCATGTCGATACAAGCGACCTGTTGCAGATGCTCGTTAAAAGCAATGTAATAGTCGAGCGACTTGAAAATATGGGAATCATGGAACCCATGGTCGCGCAGTTCTCGCTTAGCGATTTTTAATTGCGACTCGCGTTTTTTCGCTTTGTTATTTCCATAGAAAGCAAAACCCAGGAAGCACGCGCTGAGAATAATCAAAAACGGGATCCAAAACCACATACAACCACCTCCAACACCAGTATACCATAATTTGCTAATTTGTCACCACACTTTAAGGAGAAATTATTATGGCTGACAGCATCGGCGTCAAAATCATGCTCGACGGCGAAAAGCAATTCAGGCAGGCCCTCGCGGACATCAACGCCGGACTGAAAATGAATAAATCCGAAATGGCGATGGTGACTGCTGAGTTTGGGAAAAACGCGACTGGTGCCGACGCTTTGAATGCAAAGCAAAAGGCGCTTGCCAGTACAATTTCCACGCAGACAAACAAGGTCGCGCTTTTAAAAAATGCATTAGCAGAATCGACCGCGAAATACGGGGAGAACAGCGCACAGACGGTGAAGCTCCAAACGGATTACAACAACGCTCGTGCCGAGCTCACAAAAATGAATAATGAGCTGAAAAGCAGCGAATCCGCGATGGATTCTGCTGAGAAAGAATCGCGCTCACTGGCTGATGCGATTACCGGAATTGCAAGTGCAGCGGGGATATCCCTCCCGCCGGCTTTACAGGGAATGGTTAACAAGCTGGGCGGAATAAATGCCAATGTAGCCGCATTTGTAGGGGTCGCAGCGGGGGCTGTGACGGCTCTTGGGAAAATGACGATTTCTACCGCGAAAACAGCGGACAATATCTTGACGATGTCGAGCACAACAGGGCTTAGTACTGACGCGCTACAAGAGTTTGAGTACGCTTCTGAACTCGTTGATGTGTCTTTAGACACCCTTACAGGCAGCATGACAAAAATGATCCGTTCCATGAACTCGGCACGAGACGGAACTAAAACCGCAAAGGAAGCCTATGAGAAGCTGCATATTCAAATCAAGAATGGAGACGGAACCCTGCGCGATGCGAATGAGGTGTTTTATGAAACGATCGATGCGCTCGGTAAGGTAAAAAATGAAACGGAGCGCGACGCTATTTCCATGCAGATTTTTGGAAAAAGTGCTCGCGATTTGAATCCGCTGATTGAGGCTGGGAGTGGGAGGCTTCGTGAACTAGCCGAGGAGGCACATAACATGGGTTATGTCATGAGCGAAGAGACGCTAGGGAAATTTGGCCTCCTAGACGACGCTATGCAGCGGATGTCAAAACAGACAGAGGCTCTGAAGAACAGCCTTGCGCTAGCTCTTCTCCCGATTTTAACCGCGCTGTTTACGGCGATCTCGCAAATACCTGTACCGGTGTTGCAGACCCTGATCATTTTGGGGACCGTCATTCTGACAATCACGATGGTGGTAAAGGCTATTAAATCCATGACGGACACGGGAATGACCATAGCAAAATTCTTTTCTGGTATTACGAGCCCGGCTGCTAGAACGACGGCGATGATTATGGGAGCCGTGATCGCGTTCCTGGCGCTTGCCACGGTGATCGCTGTCATTATCGGACGCGGGAACGAGTTACAGCATACGATGGACTCAATTGGAAATTCCGCGAGTCAATTGCGCGGGCAGGTAAACGATGTACAAAGCTCCATTCCGCGTCACGCGGCCGGCACCCTTTCTGCGCGACGGGGACTTGCTTTAGTTGGGGAGCGCGGCCCGGAACTGGTAGCCTTCGGCGGCGGAGAGCGCGTATACCCGGCTCACCAGACAAAGACGATGCTCTCCGGTGGGGCGATCACCGAGAATTACTATATCACCATCGACGCAAAGAACGTCCGTGAATTTAACGATATTGTGGAGATGGCAAAGAACGCGCGGCAGGAGAGGAGGCGCAAGTAAGTGGCAGATCATACTATTAGACTAAATGCGATTAAAACAGCGTATGAAGATTGGAGAGACGACGGTACTGCGAGTGGAAGCAGCAAATTTTACCACAATAACACATTGATTATGTCCAACTATGTCCATTCGACGGGTGGGTTTAATAGTTACAGAAAGGAAATGGCATATATAGGATTTGAGCCGCTCCCGGATGAATATTCCAAAAAGTTTGTTCGCTTGGGGAAAGTGTATCTTTATGTTACATCTGCGGCGAAAAGTATTGATGACTCATTTTATAATACGTTCAAGATTACTACGATTCCGATTGTGAATAATTGGAACGAAGATACGATTAATAGCGACAATCGACCGGAATTTTTAACGAATAATACCACTGCTGCTGAAACACTGTATGGAAACCTAACTGCGAATGCGTATTATAAAGCGAATATAAAAATTTACGATGATGAAAGACGAGAAATATTAACCGGGATATCAATTAAAGTAGGAAATTCACTTTTATACACAGGCGGTTACGTAACAATTAGTGCAAATTCCAGATTAGCATCGAACATCCCTTATTTAGAGTTAATAGCCGGAGATGTGCTCAATACTCCCGTGGGTACATTACACACTTCTGGTTTCGCAAATGAGAAGGAACCGATAGAAATTGGTTGGGATATTAAATACTATTACATTTCAGATAACGGGGAAAAAGCCAATCTAAGAATTACGGCCAGGGCACAGAAAAACGCTACTATCAAATGGAAGAACAAGGGAAGCTCTTTCGAAAACATTATTGAAAATATAGGAGAAAATCAGCGATATACTTTCCAGGCAAATACATTTTCAGCAGACAGCATCGAATGGTGCGTTCGGGTAATGTCTGACGACGATGTTTGGGGAGACTATTCCGAGTGGTATGAATTAACGACCGTGGATGTTTTGCCAACGTCTAGGCCGATATCCCCGGTAAACGCCTATATAGACACGACGTCAGACAATTTATTTGAATGGCAACACGATATTGGAACCGGTACAAGCCAATCTAAGTTCGATTTACAGTACAGTACAGATGGATCGATGTGGATTGATCTCGCGAGCGAAGAGACTGACCGTTGTAGTTATCTGCTTCCTAAGGGTACCTTGCCGACGGGAAAGCTCTTTTGGAGAGTCCGCACATATAATACCGACGGAGCCGCAGGAGAATGGAGCAACCCTGCATCAATCATCGGAATCGGAAAACCGAAAGCACCCGGTATAACAGGCATTACGAATCAGGCAAGGCCAAAGATTTCGTGGCAGGCTGACGACCAGATCGCTTATCAGGTTGAAGTCTATTCGGGGGCCTCCTTGCTAATAGACAGCATGGAAACGGCGGGCTCTACGAAACTGTATCGAATACCGGAGTACCTCAATGATGGCAGATATACCTTCCGAGTGCGCATCAAGAACTCGAACGGGCAACTCTCCGACTGGTCCTCTGCAAGCGCAAACATTTCTACGGTGAAACCAAAGCCCCCTATCGTTACGGGACATGCGGTGGAGAACGCAGCTTACATCACCGCACAACTCGCGGAGGAGGTTTCAACGGCTTATTTATTGCGGGATGGTGTTCCCATAGCAAAGTTCACGGGCGCGTATTACGACTACGGCGAGATCGGGGAACATGAGTATGCCATCAGAGCAATAAACGCTGACGATAATTTTGTTGATAGTGACCCGGTTTTTATAACAATCAACATTGGGCGCGTTGCCCAGATCGCGCCAGAGGACGATCTTACAAAGATTGTCCGCTTACAATTCCGAAGAGGCGAACCGGCAATGCTTTCTGCCGAGATGGAACCCGCAGGAGAAAGCATGAATTTTGCTGGGAGAAAGTTCCCAATTTATGAGTTCGGGGAATTTTTATCTGAATCGTATGATAGTTCGTTCTCGGTGCGGACTCGGGAAGAGTGGGATAGGATCAAGGAGCTTGCCATATCCAGAAAAACGGTGCTATACCGGGATGTTCGGGGGAATTGCTTTTATGGAATCATCTCCGCGTTGCAGTTTGACCAGGACCGGTATTCCACGGATTTTTCCATCTCCCTTTTACGGGTAGACCATGTCGGGCGGATAGAGTACGATCCTGCAGAGGTGTGATATGTCCAATGAGATTACAGACGCGCTCATTGCAAAGAGCGGGTCAAGGGACGTAAGGTTTCGAGTGGATATTCTCCGCAAGTGGGCGCGGGTAAAATCCATTCCTGCAAGCGGATCTATTTCTTACGATGGAACGGCAGAAATTATGCGTACCTCCCGATTCCTTTCATACGAAGAAATTGATATGATTTCTGACCAGCTCAAGCCAGTAATGCTGATACGCGTTGACGACCGTTGGGAGGAGTTCCCCCTCGGCGTATACCTGCCAAGAACAGCGACAAAAAAGGTTGATGAAACCGGGACGGTTTCGTGGGAGATCGAAGCATATGATCGATCTATTATACTGCGAGAGGACTGCGCAAGGGATCGAGTATTCATTGCATCGGGAACGAATTACCTTGAAGCTGTTCAAAATATTCTTGTGAGCGCCGGAGCAGACAACGCCATGATTTTTGATGCGTCGCAGACATCCCTTCCCGCCGACCGGGAATTTGACATTGGAACGACAAAGTTGGAAATAATCAACACACTGCTTTCCGAAATCAACTTTAACCCGATTTCTTGCGACGCGGATGGGCAGTTCGTAATAACGAAATACCAGCAGCCATCATCAGACAAAATTGATTTTGAGTACAGGGACAACGATGTGTCGATCATCTGCAGAGAAAGCGTTTCAACGTTGGATGTTCTTGGGGTGCCGAACGTATTTGTTGCAGTATGCGACAACCCGGACTTAGATCAGACGTTCCGTGCGGAGTGGGTCAACGAAAATTTGGCCTCGCTGATATCCGTCATCAATCGCGGGGCAAATGTGGCGGTTTACCAACCCGAAATGATGTCGTCTCAGGAAGAAATTGAGGACTACATAAAGCGGATTGCGTTTGAGGCAAACCAGATATATGAAACCGTCGAGATCACGACGGCAATAAATCCGCTGCATGGATTCAGAAATGTACTTTCCATCAATAAGGGAGAGCTGGCGGGAACGTTCGTTGAAAGCGCTTGGTCGTTCGAAATGAGAGCTGGGGCGAAAATGAAACATACGGTCAAAAGGTTGGTGACAATATGAGCGAAAATTTATTTGTTACATCAGAACCAAATGAACGCTCCTCATTTGTGATGGCAATTGTGCATGCTGTTCACGATGATGGGGTACAGTTGTTGTTTTTCGGTGAAAAAGTTCCATCTGAGACGCACTATAAATCTTTGCAATCAGCCTCGATAGCTGAACTTGATCGTGTGCTTTGCGTTAAGGTAAGTGGAACATATGTTGTCTTAGGGGCAATTGGAGCTCCTTCGAGCGCATTCCACCATGGAGATAAAATATCGTTTTTTGGGCAGCCGCCGATTGAGCGGATAACCAATGTATCGAGCGTAGCCACAAATGCCACGCTTGCAAAGGTAATTACACAATTTAACAACCTCGTTATGGCGTTGGATTATCGCGGATATGGGTTAATAGCATAGGAGGGGAAAATGCTTATATACGATGCGGACATTTCCATGATACGCGGAGACAGCGAAAGCATTACAGTATCCTGCAAGAACCCTGACGGCAGTGATCATCCCTTCTCTGAGGGGGACAAGGTATACCTCACTGTGAAGACGGACGCTTATCAGAAGGACCCTGTGATGCAAAAGACGGTCACGGCGTTCGCTGATGGGAAAGCGGTGATCGAGATCACCCCGGAAGATACCAAGCAGCTTGATTTTGGGGCATACAAATACGATGTGCAGCTGACCTATGCGAGCGGCAGGGTGACGACGATTATCCCGCCAAGCAGCTTTCGGGTCATGGAGGAAATCACGGATGAATGAGTTGATCGGAGCCATTGAACCGCAGGCGGCCATAACGGCGCAGATCATAGCGGAGGGGCCTTCGGGACCGAAAGGGAACCCCGGGCCGCAAGGAATCCCCGGCCCCGCTGGGCCGAAGGGAGACGCAGGCCCTAAAGGGGACCCGGGACCACAAGGAGAACAGGGGCTACCGGGAGCCACCGGTCCTCAAGGCGTAAAGGGAGATCAAGGAGAGCGGGGGCCGCAGGGGGCCCCCGGGCCAGCAGGCGCGCGTGGAGAAACCGGGCCAAAGGGAGACACCGGCCCACAAGGGCCACAAGGAGAAAAAGGCGATCAGGGACTCGTAGGGCCGCAGGGCGAAAAGGGCGCCCCAGGGCCACAAGGCCCACAGGGGCCTCGCGGTGAGCAGGGCGCTACTGGGCTGAAAGGCGATAAAGGAGACCCCGGAGAACAAGGACCGGCAGGACCACAAGGAGATATGGGCCCCCAAGGACCGCAAGGCATACAAGGAGAGAAGGGTGACCCCGGAGATGTAGGACCAGCTGGTCAAAAGGGCGAAAAAGGAGACCCCGGAGACACAGGACCGAAGGGACCGGCAGGCCCTAAAGGTGATACGGGGCCGCAGGGCATTCCAGGCGCGAAAGGAGACAAAGGAGACCCTGGCGCAACCGGACCGCAAGGGCCGATGGGACCTGCTGGACCGAAGGGAGACGCGGGGCCACGGGGTGAAACTGGGGCCACTGGCCCCGCCGGACCAAAAGGAGATACGGGACCGCAGGGCGATACTGGCCTCACTGGGCCTGCTGGGTCAAAGGGCGACGCGGGACCACAGGGAGAACCCGGCCCAAAAGGAGAACCCGGTCCTGCCGGCCCGAAAGGCGACACCGGTCCTCGCGGCGAACAAGGGCCGGCAGGAGAGCCCGGTCCAGACCCTTACCAAAAGGTAGTCGACGCGGGATATACATCGTCGGAGAATGATTTCTACCACAACCTCGCGGATATGCCGACGCGGGACTGGACGATTGAAGCCGCGCGGGGAATCGTCGGCGAATATGACGGGAGCGTCGTGAGACCCGCCCTCGAAAAGACCCTGAAGTATATGGGGGAAGTTAATCAGATTAGCGAAGCCCTCGTCTCGGAGGTAGGGGAAACATATAAAATCTGGTATGACGACCCGGAACGGGGAGCATATCGCGGTGATTTCATGTTTTGGAGCGGCAGTGATTGGGAGGTCTTGTCCGGTAATAGGGAAGATATCACTCGTCATCTTCTAAGTAGGGTAGACGAAGCGATAGATCGTAGCGGTATGGCGAACGATATGGCAAATGAGGCGCTTAGCAACACGGGTCTGTTAAAGGATGACGTCACCAAACTGCAAGAGGATTTTACGTCTGTCGCTGACGGTAAAGCATTGGTGGAAACCGCGATCAGCGACATGGGCGGAACGGTTTCCAAAGCAGCGGATGTTGCGACGTTTCAGGAGCTTGCAGATGGCGTGGGGACAATATCTGGTGATGGCGCAGGAGGCGAGCTTAAGGTTTTAATAGAGCGTACTACGGCGCCGATTGCCGTTCCAGAAGGGACAGCCAGAATTGGTGATTTTGCATTTTACAAATATATCGGATTGCATATTGATCATCTGCCGGACGGCATCATAACCATTGGGGACAGCGCATTCAGAGAAAGTGACATAACGCTGACGACCTTACCAGAGAGTATGACAGAGGTGAAGCAGTATGCTTTTTACTCTTGTGTTGGGTTGGCCCTGACGCACTTGCCTGCGAACATCAATTATATAAGACGGTACTCATTTTATAAGTGTGTTAATCTGGATATGGAATCGCTTCCAGAAGCAACGGAAAAAATTGAAGACTACGGGTTGTACGGATGCACAAAACTAGCATTGACATCACTCCCGTCAAAACTTAAAAGTATCGGAGTTTACGCATTGTCGAACTGCACAAATCTGGGCTTAACGGAAATAAACATAGAATCTATTGGCGACTATGCTTTAAGCGGATGCACAAAACTCCAGTCGATTAAGATGGGGGGGCGAATAAAAAGCATTTCTGGCCGCGCCTTTGTTAATTGTGATAATCTAGTCGAAATCACCTGTGATTTCGCAGAAGGTGCGGTCGCAAACGCACCGTGGGGAGCGACGAAGGCGACCATTACATATCTGAGGTGATGAAATGCAGGTCTTAAACACATATCGGATGAAGACGCCGACCCGCACGATCGACCTTGCGCCGGGAGCCGAACCCGAGACATTCGCGAATGGAGAAGCATACACCTTGACCCCCATGGTGCGTCTGATCGCCGCCGAGGGCAAAATATTGACGAACGGCACGGCTACTCAGCCCTGCGTGATCACGGGGAGTTCCGAGGGGTGGACAGAGGTCGACGCCCCCGATGACGACCAACGGCAAAAGGAAGCAGAATAACGCAAAAATACCGCCCTTTGGCTGCACAGGTGAAAGGTGGTGATCGAAGTGGAGAAAGAGATTACTCTAAGAATCAACTCCGTGGAGCTGGATGAAGCCATAGAAAAAGCGAACCGACTTGTGGAGCTTTTGCGAGAAGCCTCACAGATTATCGATTCGCTTAACGGGCCGTTAAAAGTTGAAGGCTTAGTAGAAAAACTCACACAGGGGATTAATCAAAATACCCTTCTTCAATCAGCTTGTTGAACGCGATTCTGAACATGTCCATGTTTTGTTTTGCCATTACTTCAATAAGCTTGGCGAACGCAGGGTCTGCATCGACCTTTACGCAGGATTTCATGTAGGTTTCTAGTGTGGCATCTACAAATGCCTGGTCAATTCTTTTCGGCATATCAACGCCTCCTTTCCTACAAATTTTACCATATAGTATGAAATGATACAACCTGAAAGGAAGGTACATATTATGAAAATCAACTGGACGGTCCGAATCAAGAACCCGCTCTGGTGGGCGCAGATGGCGTGCGCCGTCGTCCTGCCCATCCTCGCATACTTCGGCCTTGCGTGGGAGGACATGACGACATGGGCGTCGATCGGTGACGTGCTCCTGCGTGCGGTACAGAATCCCGTTGTGGTGGTGTCCGTGCTCGTCAGCGTGTTCAATGCCCTGACCGACCCGACCACCGCAGGTGTGGGCGACAGCAACCGGGCGCTGACCTACGCCGTGCCGCATAAGGATATCCCGAACACGGGGAGGTAGGCGGATGGTGAAGATTTGCCTGGACCCTGGCCACGGAGGGACAGATCCCGGGGCGCTGCTCGGGAAACGGTACGAGAAGGATGACGTGCTGCGGCTTGCGCTGGCCGTGAAGCCCCTGCTCGAAGCGCAGGGCGTCGGCGTGGTCATGACCCGGACGGATGACGAGACAATTCCCTCGATCTCGGAACGGTGCCAGATGGCCAACACGGCGGGATGCGCCTATTACCTCTCCCTCCACCGGGACGCGGCGGGCCCCGCCGCTCACGGCGTCAGCCTGTGGGTGCACAGCAGGGCGAACGGCCCCACGGTGCGCAAGGCGCAGGACATCCTCGACGAGCTGCTCGCCGTCGTGCCGACGCAGGACCGGGGCGTGCAGAAGGGCACCCCGCAGAACTATGAGAACTTCGGGGTGAACGTCTACACGACAATGGCTTCGGCGCTGCTGGAGCTGGGGTTCATCACGAACGCGGACGACAACGACCGCTTTGACCTGTACTTTGACGGCTACGCCGAGGCGGTCGTGCGGGGATTGTGCAAGGCCGTGGGGGTGACGTACACGGCGCAGGACAAGCCCGCAGAGGCCCCGGAGGAAGAGACGGTAAGAATCCCGACAGAAGAGCTGAAGGCCGCTTACTCGGCCTTGCAAGCCGCCCGTGACGCAACCGGGGAGGCAATCGAAAAGATCAGGATGATATTGGGGGTATAGGG